ATATATTGATTATGGTCAATTAGATAGCGATACAAAAATAACAAAATGTATAGATTCGTCTAATCAAATAATTGCTTTAGATTTTTTAAAAAAAGCAGATTTGAAAATAGAAGGAACTAAAAAGTATGGGTTAGGTGTAGTTTGCAGAATTAATGGTTTGCCAGATGAAAAGGCTGAGTCTTGTGAAATTATGCCACCAGCAGAAGCATATTGGGCAATCATTATTAAAGAAAAACAAGTTATACCATTTCCAACAAAAGAATGGGGCTGGGGACAACTTGCAATAGATCAGCAACGTTTATATCCAGGAGATTCAATAGGTCTGGTTTGGACTGGTCCTAAAGGAGAGTTAAAGTTTCCATGAGACTTTTAGAAAAAAATATACAACAAAAATCTTTATATAAAATAATTGTTCAGTTAGCCCTGACTTTGTTTTGTTTGTACATTGTTAATAACAAAACAATAGATATCTGGCGTTCTTTGACGGGGCATTAATGGTTCGCTTAACTCGTATATATACAAAGACTGGTGATGATGGCAAAACTTCTACCGCAACTAATGAACGAATAGACAAGAGCAGCGATTTAATTGAGGCAATTGGAGCGGTAGATGAAGCAAACTCTGCTATCGGAATGGCTAGTGAATTTCATAATGATACTATTGATAGAATACAAAATGATCTATTTGATTTGGGAGCAGAACTTTCTGGTGCTCCAACAATAACAATATCAGAAGAAAGAATAGTTAATTTAGAAAATATTATTGATGATTACAACGAAAATTTAGAACCTCTTAATTCTTTTGTTCTTCCCACTGGCTCTTTGCACAATGCAAGAACAATAGTTAGAAGAGCGGAGCGTCAGGTTTGGAAGATAGAAGGTATTAACCCAAACATTCCAAAGTATTTAAATCGGCTCTCTGATTTATTATTCGTAATGGCCAGATACCACAATAAGGGCAACGAGAAATTGTGGTTTCCTAAAAAGTAATCTCACCCTGCTATAATAAGGTTATAGGAGAAAAATGTCTAATCCGTCAAACTTATATGCAGAAAAGATATACGCAGAACACCCTACTATATTGTGGGCACTAGACGATACTGCTGATTACTTAAGCCTTATAACTGAAGAACAAAGGGCATTTACAAGTTGGACTAAAACCAACGTAACCTCTGTTGCTTCCACTAGCGCCCCCCTAACTGAGCCTTTCACAGACAGCATTGTAAATAGATTAAATTTAACAATACCAGCCAATACTAGTTTTACTATTATATGCGTAAGTGAAGATCTAGTAAATTTTTCTACGTTAAGTTCAGAATTAGGAACCTTTGCAGTAGGAGCATATTTTTTTGATTCTAGTGCTCTTCTTAGTTCGGTATCAATAGGATATCAATATACAGATACAACAACATCTTCTGATGTTGAGAACCTTAATGCATTTGATACAACATTAAATGCTAGATGGGGATTTGTTTCTGGCACATTTGAAACTCCAAATGAAAATACAACAATGAAAGCAGTTGTTAAAGCAACATTTAATGGTGGAGCATCAACATCGTCAACTCAATTTTACATAAATGGAGTAACAGTAGGTCAGTGGTCAGAGGAACACAATAATTATTCTTTAGGTGCACAAAGCATAGCAATTACATCTTCAATTGCAATTGCATCAACAAATGGTGTGGAGGCAGAGGCTTATGGTTTAGGTGGTGATCACGGATATTATTTAGCAAATGATAATGCTTTAGTCGCAAGAAACTCTAGCATACCAATGGTTTATGGAGCGAGCGGTTCTACAATATTAAGACCAAATACTTCTGGAGAACCGTCTTTAATAATTCCAGGCAAAGGATTTTTAAATGAAGATGGACAATACAAAGATTATACAGTTGAGTTTTGGGCCAGAATAAATTCTGACGCGATTGAACCAAAAAGAATATTTGGACCAATAGCATCGTCAGATGGTTTGTATGTAGAGGGAGGATTCTTAACTCTTGTAATAGGCGGAGTTTTTGGTTCTCACTTTGTTGGCGAATGGTTTAGACCTATGTTAATTCACATAAGAATTATAAGAAACAATGCGACAGTTTTGATAAATGGTGAAGAAGTAATTAATTTAAATATTGAAACAGATAGTTTGGTTTTACCAGAAATATTAGATGGCACAGACGAACAAGATTGGCTAGGATTTTATGCTTACTCTGATGTTAGCCCTATAGAAATAGATTGTGTCGCTATCTATCCATATCAAGTTGCCGTACCAGTAGCAAAACGCAGATGGGTTTATGGTCAAGGTGTTTTATCTTCAGAAGGTATTGATTCTGCATATGGAGGAACCTCTGCTTTTATAGATTATGGCTTTGCAGATTACACAGCAAACTATACATATCCAAATTTTGCAAATTGGAATCAAGGTTCATTTGATAACTTAGTAACAGCATCAACTCATATTGGTACTCCAGAGTATCAACTACCTGTAATTTTTATAGAAGACGAAGAAATACAAGATTTATATGATGATAATCAAGAAATTCAAGATGAAGATAATAAATTTATAACATTCAGACCGACAACCAGTTGGAACTCCGTTCATGCATATTATAATTTTACAAATTTTAATGTTTTAAATGAAGAAGTCAAAGCGGTATACGGAGTATTTAGTCATGACGATGTTACTTCAATAGACCAAACGTTATTCAAAATATATAATAAGAGCAACGGAAATTATTTCAAGGTAAGTCAAGACGATGACGATATCGTTTATAGTTTATATTATAACGAAGCCAGCACATCGTTGTATACCTACTCAAGTATTGATGTAGATGATATTTTTGCAGTAGGTATAAATATTCCAGATCTTGTTACAAGGTTTGGCGGAAACGTAGCCTCTTTCTTTGGAAACAGAAATGCTCTTGAATTGTATGTGGCTGGAGATACTACTGCTGCTAATACATTTGAAGGACATTTATATTCATTTGGTTTGTCTACCGCAGTTAATGCAAAAGAGGCAGAAGATTATTTTGACGATGGTTTTGCAGTAACTACTTCTGGTGAATCACTTATTGCATTTACTGCAAGTTACACTTTGCTGCCTTCAGAGGCATATGAGACATACTTTTTAGATATAGGAGTTGCTGGATATTGGGAAGATTATTTGCCTCTTTCATATTTTGCACAATTTGTTCAAGATAGCAATGCAAATTTATTTTATGAACTTGATTTTTTACAATTTAACATAGGCTATCCGTCTCCATCTGAATTAATTAGCGAAGCATCAACAAGTGCTTGGACCTATGAAGAACTTGCAGAAGAATATGAGACTCCAATTCAAAGGACCTATAATCAATTAGATAATTATTTATTTACTGGCTGGGAAAATTATACACAAATGAGTGGTCAAACAGAAAAATACTATGAATACAATACAGAAGATGCTTCTATTAGAAGTTTTATAACATTTCAATACATCGACGAAGGAGCCAATGCTCCAAGATCTAACTTTACTACCGTAAGAACTGCAAGAGAAGGTTCAATAATTGACATGTCTAATTTTACAGATTGGCCAACAACCAAATTTGAGGTAGTAGATAATACCTTAATTTATCCAGCAACAAATGTTGATTTTAATGAACTTGCCATTGTAACTCACCTAGATTTTAATATTCGTGGTATTTTAACAAAGCCATTGAGACTTAAAAGACTTGAGTTAGCATCGCAAGCATTTAATGACAACTCCTTTAATCCAGTCGGAACTAGGTTTGGTGTAGATATATTTCCATATAAAAAAGCAGGTATTTATTATGATTACAAATCAAAAAATCCATTTAGCATCTATAAAGGAAGCACTCCATACTTATATTTAAATAAAACTTCTGGAATCAAAATTCGTGGAGACTATGATCCTCTAATAAATAGAGGATTGTCGGTTCCAGTAAATGTAAATAGAGCAGACAATTATCGCATGAGCGCTTTTCAAATGTGGATGAGATATGATGAAAGACAATTTCCAGAGACTCCTGTAGAATTATTTGAAATTAAATATAAAGAAGATACAATAAAATTTTATTTTGTTGCAGATAGTGAAACTGGAGACCGTGCAAGAATATATGCAAAAAGTCTTGTAAGTGGAGAAAATTATTCTGGAATATCATATTATTGGAATGGCAAGTTGGTAAGGGAGCCAGTTGCTACCAGAAATGAATGGGGAGTTCTTGGAATAAGATTTACCGACTCTTTGAACTTAGATTTATTTTTAGGTGCAATAAATCTTAATGGACAGTTTACATTTAATAATATTTCATTTTATCAAGCAAATAATTTGCAACAAATTCAAAGTACTTTGACCAGACCTTGGCAGCAGGTAATAACCTATGATGGTGAAAATTTTGATTGGGAAGATTGGAAAGATTCTTTTACGTGGGAGGGAGTCTTGATTTTAGGCTCTTCAGATTTATACGGAGTAAATCCTTTGGATGTTTATAATACCTACATAGGAACTAATAAGATTATTTTTGATGATGAAGAGGGATTGACTGTGGACGCTGACAAAATTAAGGTATATACAAATACAACTTGGACTTTGAGGGTAGGCACACCAGTATAATCTGCTATACTTATGGATATGAGTAAGCAAAAAAAGCCAAAAATTGGTAACATTAGGCGCAAAGTTATAGAGAAAGACTATGAGTGGGGTCTTTATGTATACAAAAAGGCGAATGGAAAGTGGTTTACAGATGGAAATGAAAGTGTTTTAAACATTCCATCAATGCGTGGAGATATCTCTAAAATTTCAGAATTAAGAGAAGCGGCCATGTATTACGGTGACGATGGAGATGGACAGTGTATTTTTGTTCCTGGGTTAAACAGAGTATCTGAAGAGTCTTACTCAGAAATGAAAGACAGAATGAAACAGGGATTAATTCCAAATGTTAATGATCTTGGAGCAGTTTATGATGCTCAAAAAACTTTAAAGAAACACGGAAAAGAGGTTTATGAAAGTGAGTGAAAATTTTGATTTTATACAGGCTAGTTTAAATACGCAAGATAAAGAGGTTAGTCAATTTGCATATTCCGACCCATTTGCAAAATCATGGGACGAGTTAAAAGGTTTGTCTGGCATAGACAATAATTTCCGTCGTAGAACTACAAGAAATCTTAGTAAGGTTTTAATAAATAATCCAGGCTATCTTGATTCTGCAAATGCATCACCAACAGGAGATAATGCTGGATCTAAACAAATCAATCCTGGCACGGTATATAGAAATGGCTACGGACTATTTGACGTAATTACTCCTCCATATAACATGTATGAGTTTGCTAATTTTTATGATACAAATTTTGCTAACCATGCTGCCATTGATGCTAAGGTAGAAAATGTTGTTGGTTTGGGATATAGGTTTGATATTACAGATCGCACGATGTTAAGTTTTGAGATGAGCGATGATGAAGGCAAGGTTGGCAGAGCAAGAAATAGAATTGAAAGAGCGAAAATATTGCTTCGTGATTGGCTTGAGTCTTTAAATGATGATGACTCATTTACTACTACCATGGAAAAAATTTATACAGATTTACAAGCAACAGGTAATGGATTTTTAGAGGTAGGTCGTAAAGTAAATGGTGAGATTGGATATGCTGGTCATATACCAGCAACTACAGTTCGTGTTCGTCGTTTAAAAGATGGCTATCTTCAAATCATTGGTAACAAAATTGTATATTTTAGAAATTTTGAAGCAAAGAATCAAAACCCAGTTACAGAAGATGCAAGACCAAATGAGATTATTCACCTCAAACAATACTCTCCATTAAATACATTTTATGGAATTCCAGACATATTAGCAGCCATGCCGTCTTTAATTGGAGATCAACTTGCT